TGCAGAAGGCTATTCTCGAAGGCAATGCAACCCTAGCGACTTCCTTATCTGATCAATTAAACACAGCGATCAAGCGTAATAACGAGTTACGTCTTGCCTTGCTTGCTACTCCAGAAGCTCCCAATCCTTTCCGTAATTGGTCGATGCCAGGTGTTTCAATGCCTTCTGATTCCTTTACACAATTCGGCCCACAAGGCGGCTTAGGTGCAGGAGTTGTTGCAGGGGTTAATCCTCAGATCAATATTACAGTCGAGCTCGATGGTCAGACAGTAGGCGGAGCAATCCGCGATGGTCAGATCAATGACTCGCTATCTGGCTCCTTTAATCAAGTTAATCGAGGGCAAGGATTTAAGGGAGCGGTCGCTCTCTAATGGCACTTCCTGCAACCATCTCGGTCTCTTTCGACTTTAGCCAAGGCGCTACATTCGGATATCCCTTTACTATCGGCGATGCTAAGTATGGTGTAATCGGTGTATCACAGTTCGCATCAAGCGAAGTCCCTGATCCAGTAGTCGATCTCAGCGATGTAACTCGATCGATCAAGATTAGTCGTGGCCGCAACATCATGCGTGACACCTACGAGTCCGGCAACTGCACAGTTCGAGTCTTAGACCCTGACTCATACTTCAATCCACAGAATGCCGCTAGCCCATATTTCGGCTACCTAACTCCACTAAGAAAGATCCGAGTAGCTGCAACTACTTCGACAACTCAAAAGTTCCTATTCTCAGGTTATGTCGATCAGTACAAGTATTACTATCCAACAGGGCAGGAGATTGGTTACGTCGATATAATCTGCTCCGATGCATTCAGACTCTTTCAGATGGCTAACGTGGCTACAGTTGCAGATGCTACTGCTGGCCAGACTACCGGCACTCGAATCACAAAGATCCTTGATCAAGTCTCATTCCCTACATCGATGAGGATTACCGACACAGGCTCTACGACAGTCCAAGCAGATCCCGGCACAGCTCGCACATCCCTAGCAGCCCTGAAGGCTGCTGAGTTCGCTGAGCAGGGCGCATTCTTTATTCGCACAGATGGCACAGCAGAATTTAAGGATCGCAACGATGTCGTGGGATCGCTGGCGGCCACACCTATCGAGTTTAATCAGACCACAGGCATTCCCTACTCAGACCTCAAGTACGCCTTCGATGACAAGCTAATCGTCAATCAGGCCAGCATGACACGCATTGGCGGCACAGCACAGACCGCAACAGATGCAACATCATCGGCTAAATATTTTCCTCATGGCACAACCGTGACAGACATGATTCCTCAGACAGATGCACAAGTCTTAGATATTGCAAAGATTTACGTTGCCACTAGAGCTGAGACAACTATCCGCATCGATGCCATGACCGTCGATCTACTTGATACAGCAGTACCGACTGACACAATGATCGGCCTCGATTACTTTGACAATGTAAAGATCACTAATGTGCAGCCTGATTCGAGCACAATCGTTAAGACCTTGCAGGTGCAAGGCTTGGCGTGGGACATAACAGCTAACAGCATGAAATGCACAGTAACAACACTTGAGCCAATCGTAGAAGGATTCATATTGGGATCAAGTACATACGGTATAATCGGACAATCCATAATGGGATACTAGGAGAAAATCATGGCAGAAGGCTTTCCAGCGACAACAGGCGACATCTTTACAGCCGCAGACTATAACGGCCTAGTAGCCTTTACTGTAGGCGCAGCTCAGACTGCCGACTATACGGCCGTAATTGCCGATACCTATCAGGTATTAGAGCTCATGAACAAAGCAACAGCGATCGCCTATAAAATCCCTACTAACGCCTCCGTGGCCTTTCCAATAGGCACAGTACTTACAGTCCTTAACATCGGCGCAGGCGTCTGCACGATATCCGCGGTTACCTCTGGCACTACTACAATCCTTTCAGCTGGCGCAGTAGCGGCGGCTCCTACCCTTGCTCAATATAAGAGCGCAGCTTGCATTAAGACTGCCACCGATACTTGGTATGTGGTCGGGGCTATTGGCTAATGCTTAACAATATAGCGGCGTTTCATCCTGCCGCGGCTGCTCTTAATTCTTACGAGTCGATCCAGACTGTAACAGTCGGAGGTAGTCCGTCTTCGGCGATTACTTTCACGTCTATCCCTAGCACTTATAAACACTTACAAATTCGGGGACTATTATTAAATTCATCTGGACAGTCTAACCTAGCGATTCAATTTAACTCCGACACGGGGTCTAATTACTCATCGCATCAAGTGCAGGGAGACGGATCTAGCACTGCAGCAAATGCAGCGAGTACACAAACAAATATGGGTTTAATGGGCTTGGTCACAAATACTTCTCTTTATCCTTTCGTCACAGTTATAGATATTTTAGATTATCAAAACACCTCAAAGAATAAAACGATAAGAGGTTTAAGCGGTCAAGATGGAAACGCTTCAGGTACGGCTACTAATTGGCGAATACAGTTATCGTCTGGAGCTTGGTATAACAGTTCAGCCGTGACCTCTATAACTATTTTCGTACCAACGTGGACGCTCGGGCAGTATTCATCATTCGCACTCTATGGAATTAAGGGGTAATCATGACTGCAACTTATGACAAGATAGAGGCAAAGACTTTAGGCAGTGCGACCTCATCCGTTACTTTCAGCACCATTTCAGGAGCATATACTGATCTAGTTTTGATCTGTAATGGTCGATCTGCAACTGCCGCGGTTAGCGATACTTATCTTATGACTTATAACGGAAACACATCTAACGATTACTCTCGCACTCGCTTGCTTGGCAACGGATCTACCGCTACATCGGGCGCGCGCACAAGTGCACCCAATATAGATTTTGAGGGCTTGGCAGGTGCTAACGCTGCATCTAATACATTTATGACGGCTATAGTTCAAATTCAAAATTACTCGAACGCCTCAACATATAAAACTTGCCTCATCCGCGGCAACGATGCTAATAATTATGTCCTAGCGACGGTCGGACTTTCGCGCAGCACCTCAGCGATTACTTCAATTTCGTTAGCAACCTCATCGGGCGCTCAATTCGTTACAGGTTCTACCTTCACTCTCTACGGGATAAAGGCGGAATAATGCCTACTTTTACACAAATCGGATCAGCCGTAACCGTCGGCGTACTAGGTGCAGCCTCAATCGACTTTAGTTCTATCCCGTCCACTTATACCGATCTACTTATTAAAGTATCACTACGAGGCAGCGATGCGGGTAATTACGTTAATAATCGCATAACTTTCAACGGCTCAACTTCTGGATATACTTCAAAGCTGCTGTACGGTGTAGGATCGTCGACTGGATCGCTTAATAATTCAGTAAGTAACGCCGTGGATTATGCAGCCTACGGCACTGGATCGCTGGCCACTTCTAGCACTTTCGGAAACGCAGAAATTTACATTCCAAATTACACAGCATCAACGAATAAAAGTTTAAGCGTAGATGCCGTATCCGAAAACAATGCAACAGCTGCGATCGCAGCCCTCACGGCTGGCCTATGGTCTAACTCTGCGGCGATAAATCAAATCACGATTACACCTGCCGTCGGTACTTTCGTCCAACACTCAACCGCCTACCTCTATGGAGTATCTAATGCCTAATCCAACACGAATCGAAGTCAACTGCACCACTGGCGAAGTCCTAGAGATCGAGCTAACAGATGCAGAAATAGCCGAGCTTGCCTATCAGGCCGAGCTCGCAGCCGACGCTAAACTAGAAGAGGATCGTATCGCTGCCGAGCGTGCAACCGCTAAGGCTGCCCTACTCGAGCGTCTAGGCATTACAGCCGATGAAGCGGCTCTACTCCTTGCATGAAGCCTCGACTAAGTAAATCTGCCATTCAATTAAGAGAGCAGATAGACGATGCATTCCCCGATAGAGATCGAACTTCGGACGGCTGGATCGGCGACACTCGACACGCTGCGCGCAAGTCTGATCATAATCCAGATGGCGAAGGCTGGGTACGTGCCGTCGATATTGACCGCGATCTTAACGGCAAAGGCCGGAAGCCCGACGTCATGCCTGACCTGGTCGATCAGATTCGACTCGCTGCAAAGTCTGGCGATAAGAGAATCTCTTACATCATCTTTGACGGAAAGATCGCATCATCTAAAGCCGCTTGGCGCTGGCGTACTTATGATGGGATTAACAAGCATACTCACCACGCACATATTAGCTTTACTTCAAAGGGCGACGAGGATTCTAAATTCTTTCAAATCGCAATGATAGGTGGCACGCAATGAATATGAAGCATCCAGTAATAATCTCAGTTGGAGCATTCTTAGCCGTCTGGGGTACTACCTCTAACTTCTCTCTGGACTATCGCTCGATTTTAGGTGCGATCGTAGCTGGAGTATTCGGATACGCGAGCCCTAAAAAATGAGCCAGTCGGATTTTTTTACCCTCTACTTCGCTAGCCTTGCCGTAATCGGTGGGCTCGCAGGCTACGTAATTACTCATCTTCTGTCGGAAATTAAGCGACTAAACTCGCGTGTCGATGAGATCTATAACATACTCCTAGAGCGATAATTTTTACTATGGCGAGAAAGAAAGTAATAGATCTCGATACTTACTCACAGCTAGACGCATGGGCTATAAGCCTCCATGAAATGTACCGTGCACTACGTCGAGCGGGCTTTGCCGTAGACATGGCTCTAGCAATTATTACCGATCGAGACTCTTATCCCGAATGGATCTTGCCGTCGATCCCTGACCGAGTGGATCGCTTACCCTACGAGGACGACGACGAGGATTAAATGAAGCGAATAGTCATAGTAAGCGACCTGCAGGTTCCCTTTCATGATCGAGTAGCTGTAAAGAATGTATCAAGTTTCATTAGTAAATTTAGACCGGATGAAGTCGTAACAATAGGCGACGAGATAGACTTTAATACTATTAGCAAGTGGAGCGAAGGGACACCAGAAGCCTATGAACAGACTCTGGGAGAAGATCGCGACGAGGCTGTTCAGGTACTTTACGACTTACAGGTAAGCCAGGTATTACGTAGTAATCATACGGACAGGCTTTACAATCAAATCATGAGGAAAATACCCTCGTTTCTATCTTTGCCCGAGTTACGTTTCGAGAAGTTTATGCGCTTTGATGAGCTTGGTATCACTTTCCATAAAAAGCCTTACGCTATTGCTCCGGGCTGGATCGCAGTACATGGAGACCATACTCCTATTAAGTCTCAAGGGGGTCTATCTGCCCTCGAGGCAGCCCGTAGACACGGTAAGAGCGTCATCTCGGGTCATACTCACAGGGCAGGGCGTTCATCGTTCTCAGAGGCCTCCGGAGGCCGTATAGGCCGTATCCTGCATGGCGTAGAGGTCGGTAACTTAATGGATTTTAGCAAAGCCTCCTATACGAAAGGCTCCGCGAATTGGCAACAGGCTTTCGCCATTATGTACGTGGACGGAAAGAATGTACAGGTAGACATAATTTACCTCGAAAAGGATGGGACGTTTCTAGTCTCAGGTAAACGCTATGGACGACCTAGATAACGATCTAGACAGGTCGGTAGACGAT